CATTGGATTGAGAGTTCATCATCAAACCGCTTTCGGTTGTGTCAGAGATTTTGGCTTTGAGTTCCATTATGCGATCCTTAAAACAGCGTTAGTAGCATCATTGGCGGGGAAGGTAATTACAAGGCTTGAAGCAACTTTAGTTATCGTACTACCAAAACTTAAAACACAAACAGCGCGATTGCCATTTGTAGAATTATAGATTAAAGCCCCCGCGCACGTAAGAGTAACGTTTGAAAACGTAGCGTTTTGGAATGACCAATATCCGGTTGTCCCTGATGTTGTTGGCGTGATGTTTGTGAGTGCAATCCCCCCTGCGGAATAATTGGTTCCACTGGATTCACCCGACGATGTGTAGACGGTGGTATCTGCACCGAGATCGGCAGTTGCGACGTACAAAGCGAGTTTAAAAACATTGCCTGTCCCTGTTGTAAAGTTGTGCAGCCCTTGGGCAACTTCTGCCTTAAAGCTTGTACACATGGTTTGATAAATAGCCATATCAGGTTACCGCTTGTCTGTACTGCCCAGACCTGTAGGCATCTTGACGCTCTAAACCATCTGCCAAACGTTTTGCAAGAGCTAAAGCTTCATCGTATTTAGCCTGAACCGCTGCCATCATATCAGGGTCAGCTTTGATAAAAAAGTAACCTTCTCTTAGTGCGCCATACAATAAAACCGTATCAAAGTTATCACCAAGCCAAGTTGTACCCGCAGTTACAATAGATTCTGGGTAATAGTAGTAATGCAATTCCATTGTGTATATTGCATCAGGTGTGGGGCCAAGAATGAAACTTAACTCGTTAGTAATTACGTTGTTAACAACAGTAGGGCCAAAAATAGCGTAATGTCTTGGTCGCCCTGTATTGCCCGCACCTGTGGGGACAGGATAGGCTTCGCGGATAAAATTAACATCTTTGTTTAGCAAATAATAATACCGACCGTTTGCGTCAATAACAGCAAGACTATAAGGCGATAAAAAATCAGGGGGGCATTCAAGGTATCTGTTATTTATAGCAGTAACGCCCGTCATGTTTTTACGTATTGACGGAAACTGCATGGAGTTATAAATGCGCTGCTCAGCCTGCTTAACAAATGTTGCAAGCTGGTCATCCGACGTAAATGTCGTAGAAGAATCGTTAAAAACAATCGTAGGGAAATCGTTCTCTACATACCCTCGGATAGCCTTTTTTAACTCCGTATAATTCACGCCATCGGCCCTCGACTCATTATGCCTTTAGTAGCAGCCCCAGTGCCGCGCATTTTGATGCCAGAGGTTTTAATTGGCTTTTCCAACTTATTAGTGTACGCACCGACACTCATACATAAAGTTTCTACATTGCTTTGGTCTGGCCCTGATCCGGGATTTTCTTCAGCACGTAGTTTTTTACCCTTCATCGTGTGTGGCTCGGCGTAGGTTGACGCAGGGCCAACTTCTTTACCGCCTTTTTTCATGCTATATGAAGCCATTATCTGCTCCCTTGATTACGCACCCGTGCCATATTACGCCCCATAGTCTTCATCATTTCAGACGTCGGACCGCCTTTTTTAAGCTTGGTCATGGGTTGGCCTTTGTGTTTAGCGCGTTCATGCTTGTGCACTGCACTAGCAATCATTTTTTTATCTTGTTTAAGATCTGCTTTGTCCATCATAAACTCCTAAGAAACTGTGACTGAATTAACAGAACCTACACCGACTAAATCATTTGGGGTCAGTGCAGCATCAAACCATCTTGCCCCACCAACAGGATTCCAACCCCATTGAATAATACGACTTCCCATTGTAATCGTACCAAGCTCATCTTGGCTAGAATCATTGTTTACTGGCTCAACACGAAGTCCATTTATACCTGCTTGTCTGTAGGAATTTGAATCAACACGAGGATTACGAATAGCCTGTGGATCATATACAGGGTACATACCAAGTTGAAGCTGCGGCTGATCGGGTTCCCAGCACTCAGGGCAGACTAAAATATTAACGTTTTTAGTCTTAATGACAAGAGATTTTAACTGCTTTAGTTTATACCTAAAGTTACATCTATCGCACTGAGCGATTGCATATTTACCTGAAGCAAACTGATTGGGCATCAGAAGCTCCCAGTGTTCCCCAAATACATACGGCGAGGAACAAAACGTACAGCCGCCTTTTCACGATCTTCACCAGCAGCATACGTCCACTGCTCTTCATAAGCAGCTTTTAACATGTCAATACGAGGTGTGCCTTCAGGAATCTTTTGAGCGATGTAATAAGCCAACCCTGCTGTAATACAGGGAAGAAACCTAAACGGCATATCAGGGGTTTGAATACCATCTCCCGCATTTTGAATGCGGCGCATACGCCAGTAAATTACTTGGTAATACGGAGAGCCTTGGGTACCTTGGTCAGGGACAGGCCAGACTGTAATCTGTGGGTTTGCTTGTGCGCCGGGGGAGTAATTGCTGGTTGCGGGGTATGTAGCGCCGGAGTTGCGGCTGATGTAAATCTGTATCGGTCTTGCTTGAGAAAGTTTGTTTGGGATTGTGGCGTAGGTGGAGACACTAATCCGGGTAAGTGTGAGGTCAGCTTGCGTTGAAGAATTTCCAGCTCCCGTTCTTAAAACGTGCTCAAGCAGGTCAATGGTGTCGTCAGGCAAGTTGTATGTAGCAGTGCCTTGCACCAAATTTATTGAGCCTTGCTCAATAGTCCACATATTGATGCCACGATTGGCCCACTCAATCGTCAAGAGGTTCATAGACCTACGCGCTGTACGCAGGTCATAGCCCGAACGCATCTCTCGCCCAGCCCGTTCAAACGCCTCTTCAGCGATGTCGGTAAATTCTAGGTTGAAGTCGGTTGAGCCGCTAGTGGTCATCTAAATCTCGCAGTCTTTGCAGCAATTCCTTTGGGCTGCGCCACAAATTGTTTACCTGCTTTCTTACCTGCTCGCTTTGCTCTTGTGGTTGCTGCATATTCCGCTGGGCTAAGTGCATTAATTGCCGCCGACGGGAGATACCGCTCACCAGTCTTACTAGACGGTTTACCACTCTTGGTTCGCCATTTCTGGTCTCCCCAGTTTTTTAACGATTGCTGCGGGGCTTTCACTTCATCTTCTTTAGGGTTTGTGCAAGCCTTGCTCGCTGACCCATTTTACCGGGGGCTTTTGCTGCTTTGGCTAGCTTACCTGCTGGGATCTTTTCACCAGCTTTAACACCCAAAGATTTTTTTAAGGCTCCCGGTTTCTTAATTGCTTCTTGAATCCATTTGCCGCCTTTAAATCCGGGAACCCCGCGACCTTTAAGAATATCCGCACGGGTTACTTTGCCATCGTCGTTTAAATCAGGAAAATCCTTTGGCATCATACACCTCAGTTAAAGTTTTTCACCTACCTCATATTGAGATAGTTTTGCTCTAAGCCTTTCAATTTCTGCGTCGCGTTCGGCAAGCTTCTTTTGAAAGCTTTCATTCATATCAACCCACATCTGTAAGCTTTGGGTTCTTTGCTTATTATCTTCGACCATCATATTAAATAGTCGTTCAGATGCATCGAGTTGCTTTTGAATAAAGTTAATCACGGTAACCACCACCAGCAGCCTTATATTTTTTAGCTACGAGCTGTGCCTTCCTCGCGGACCACTGCCCTGCGCCCGTGCCTTGCGTTGCAGCAGCTTTAACCTGAGCTACGATGCGTTTCCGTAACTCAGGCTTGGTGTAATTACCCGCTGCGTTAACCTTACCGCCTTCAGCGTACTGCTCAAAGTCGGTATTGTCCCGACGAGGCTTTCTTTTTGCAGACGGCATCTTTGAGGGCGATATTGCCCCCATACCACGTGACGCCATCATACTAGCAAGCCCTACCGCCGCTCATCATCTTCTTTTTAGCCATGCCGCCTTTTTTCATACCGCTGCCAGCCATTTTGACTTGCATTCCTTTGGTTTTACCCTTGGAAGCAACACCGTCACGACTGGGAGCAGCAGTTTTAACAGCACCCATTTTTGTGGGCATCATGCCGCCCATTGCCATCTTTTTCATACCAGTAAACTCCTTACCAACAGATTGAGGGACACCTACTTTTTTAGCAAACTTTGGATTATGGGCCACAGCTTGCATAAACTTCTCTTGTTTCGCAGAAACGGCGGGCATTAGCACATCTTCCCACGAGTCTTACCACGCATTGCAATACCATCGGCACGTTTTGAAGCGGAGCTTACTGATCCACCAGAAGCATATTTATTAATTTTACCACCCTGTTTTTTTCCAAACTCATGTCCACCACCGGTAAATTCATGACCTTGGGACATTCTTGATAAAAAATCTTTAACCTTTTTGCCTGCCCCGCGCATCATTTCCGCACGGTCTTCGTAAACATTTGATTTTTTTGTTGGCTTTACTTCTGGAGCTGGACCTGCCGACATTGGGGGCATCGGCGCAGAACTGTCTGACATAGAAGATTTTGACGCGGCAGGTTTAGAACTTGCTAATTCAGTTGTGTAAGATTTACCTTCAAAAGTAAATTTATCTTTACCTTCTCTACGGGCTTTAGCAAAAGCTTCACGAAAAGAAGTAGGTTTTTTCTGTTCCATCCGAGCTACTTGCTCAAGAGGTTCT